GTTCGACTAACTGGAACTGAAGAACACAAAACTGGTATGGGATCACTACGTGATAAAATCCTTAGACTATGGGAGATTAACAGAAAACCATTTGTGGTTAAATACCTCAAATGCTGTTTTCTTATTACAGTTAATACTCTTGCACATTCTAAGTATATTTCTCAACCGGGTGACCCTATTGTCAGTGTAGACTCCAATGGGATTCCTAGAATCATTCCAAAAGATCTCCGTCGACACATTGTATGTGCCGATAAAGAGAAAGATTGGATGCTAATTCAAGCAATCCTGAGTATCTTTAATCTCTACAGAATTATTTCTGTACCAGGATCTCTTAAACTCCAGTCGATCACTGATCCATTCAATGGAATTAATCAGGAATTCGACGGAAGAGTTATTGAAACTGGTATAGAAATGCTTCTTGGGAGAGTCCCTCGTATCAAGGGACGTTGGTCATTTGTACATATATCTAGTGCAGGTCCTAACGCGAGAGTGTCGACGATGAGCCAGTGGCCCGATCTTCGAGCTTGAATAAAGCAACCTCTTTCGTTTTGGAAAGCTGCATGAAATATAAGTAAAATAATAACCAATCGTAGTATACTTATCCAATACTTTATCTGATCTCTGGTGTGCAGTATCATTACTGAACCCCTTTGACTAGGTAAAAGTACTAGGAAAACGGATGGTAGACCAATTATAGGAAAACTTGTTGAAAAGCAAGAGGGTGCTGGAAAGATCAGGGTATTTGCTATCACCGATTGGTGAACGCAAAACCTAATGAAACCACTTCATGATAATATTTTCAAGATTCTTGAAACTATTCCCATGGATGGTACATTCGATCAAACTGCAATCTTTGAGCGATCTTGTAATATCGCAAAGAAGAATCGTGTAGCTTGATCTTTTGATCTATCTGCCGCTACTGATCGACTTCCTGTAAAACTACAGAAGCAGATTGTAGCGCTCATAACTTCTCAAGAAGTTGCCGATAGTTGGGTTACTCTCCTTACTGAAAGAGATTGGTACCATAAAGGGACTCCATACAGATATTCTGTTGGACAACCTATAGGTGCTTACTCTTCCTGAGGTATACTTGCTCTCACTCATCACGTGATCGTTCAAATTTCCGCTTATAGAGCGGGATGAAAGACACGTTTTGAGGACTACTCGGTACTCGGAGATGACGTTGTTATCTTCGATGCTGCAGTAGCGGACAATTACCTTATTATAATAAAGGACCTTGGACTCGAAATTAACCTAAGTAAATCTATCATTTCCCCGAAAGGGTGATTTGAATTTGCTAAGAGGTTTGCTCATCCTGAAATTGACGTATCCCCTCTCGGGGCTAAGTCACTTCTGCTATCAGTCGT